GCGGTCGACACCTGCTTTGTAGGTCATCATGGTGTTGGCTGCGTTCTGGAGCAGAGTCTGTTGATCCAGCAGCTTTCCGTTCCCATCGCGGGTGGTAACTCCGAGCGCTTTCAGTCCGTCCTCATTGGTCTTGAGCTGTCGGTCGAATTTCATAGCAATGCCGACGTACTGCTCTGAAGACATACCGACGATCTTCAGCTCGGTGTTGAATTTCGAGGCTGCCTCTGCTGTCATCCCGAGGCCGTTCATCAACTTCTTTGTTTCCGCTGTCTCGTCAGAGAATGCCTTGATTCCTTCGGCGAATAATGCGCCTCCCGCCAGAAGAACACCTATCCCAGCAAGTTTAGAGGTTATCCCTTCGATAAGACTCCCGAGTCCTGCAGCAGGGCCATTCGTTATTCCTGCAATGCTTTCATTGATGCCGTCAACGTGTCCGGTTACCATGGACTTCAGCTTCTCAAAGATGGATCCTGTGCCGTTGGTAAACCCTGACAGCGTATTGCCGGCTTTGTTGACACCCGCTTCCAGATTTGCCGTATCGGCGCTAAAGCTGACGACCGTGTTCGAGTCGTTATTGGTCATTATTGCGGCGGTGGAAATGCTTGCATAAGCTGTTGGATAAAGTCGGCTGTGTCATCTTCTGTTGGTCTTTTTGTAGGTTCTCCAAATCCGAAATAGCTGGCAATAAGGACGTACTGCGGTGGGTACTGCTTGCTGCTCTTTGTGAAAGCGTAAAGCCGGGGAAGATCAAATTGCTCACGCACCTCTTCGAGTGACATGCCTGTCGATCTCTGGAGGTGAATGAACACTTCGTTCCAGTCCTCTATTTCTTCACCGGCTTCGATTCCCCCGCCTCTCTCGCTTTCCGGATAGCGCTGCCTGAATCCATAGCGTAGTTCATGAGCTCGATCATGTTGCCGAAATCAACCAGCTCATTTTTGAACTTCGCCTCGGTCAAGTCAGGATAATTGCGCTTCATGGCGGCGTAGATCGTGTCCGTCATGAGCTTCCTGTCGGTGGTCACTCCCCAGGTCGTCATCTTGCCGTACTCTTCTTCCAGGATATCAAGGGAGCCAATGGAAACGGGAGGGATAATGTATTCCTCCCCGTTGTCGAACGTGTGTTTAATGCCTTTGTACATTATTAGTTGCTGGTTGACCATTTAAGGAAGTTCCCGAAAGCATCGGCGCTGCACTCCCAAGACAGGGCGGGGATCGCGTAATCGTCGAGTTTGGTTGAGATGGTCAGTTTATTGCTGACGCACTTCAGGAAGGTGAAAGACGTGTAAACGCCGGCGGTGCTGCCTGGGAGCAGAATTTCAGCCTGGAACGCTGGCGTCGATCCCATGAACGGGTTCACCATCGTGCCTTTGCTGGCTGTGGTATTGGTTGCCGTGTAGCTGTAGTTGATATACATAACGAGCCCGACGTCTGCTGCTGCGAAAGTGTAAACGCCGGCGGCTACGCTGTACTGTCCGGTTGTTGGGGCGGAGGCTACGCGGGTAAGCGGCACTCCCGTTGATCCTGAAACACCGAGATCAGTTGCCCAGGTACCAGAGCTTGGCGGCACTGGCGTGATCTGGAATGGTGTTGTTGGTACTGCCGTTCCGGTCAGATCGGTGAAATCGGAGGTTATGCCGGCGGTCAATGTCTGCCCAAAAAAGAGCGAATTGACCAGGGCACCATTGACCTTGCCGGTTGATGCCTTGCCGGTGATGGAGCCTTTGCCTCGGGCGATATCGTCAGGGAACTGCTTTGTTCCGTAGAGTTTCTTGATATCAAATCCCAAATCGAGCGAGATGTCCTGCAGGGTGCCGAATTGTACCGGTGTCGGTACGGTGATTGCGTTGCCCTGGTAGTCGACCGTAGGGATTCCCCACAACCTGCCTGCTGCAAAAATGTTAGCCATAGTTTATCCTTGGTTACGTTGTTGTTAAAATCTTAATCGTGAAAATCGCTACGGATTGATCTCCGAGCGTTCCTTCGTCCGTGACTATTTCTCCGTCTATCCAGCAATCTTCTACCAGGCCGCTGAGCGTCTGTTTGTCCTGGGGGGCGTCCGGCTTCATCACTTCATCGACCTGATCAAGGATGTTGTTTATCGCGTATGCCGGTGGCTTTGACGGATCAGGATCATTGGTGTAAATCCATGCTTTTGCCTGGAGTGTGTATTTTGTCGGGAACCCTTTTATGTGTTCGGCGTGCTGGCTGCCTTGTGCGACGAAAATCGCCGGCTGCTCTGAGGGAGAGACGTCCGAGTAATGTTTCAGGTTCCGGCTGCAGGTGACAAAATCACTTGCTGTCTGTAGCCTCTGGAACAATGCCGAGTATATGGTTTCCCTGTTCACTTCAGGATCTCTTTAATTTCTTTCACAAGGGCCGCCTGCAGTCCGGTCACAATCTCCGTGTTCATTTCTCGTAATGACGACCTCAAATAGCTACGTTCCGGCATGTGGATGTCGTGGGCTTTCCTTTGCGCTTCCTGCATAAAGTTGCTTTTCGATTTCTTGACAAACTGGCGGCTAACTATCCCGTCTTTGGCTTTGAAGTACATCTTCTGGATTCGCTCCTTCGCGTGGATTATCCCGCCGTACTCATGGATCCCTGCGTACTCGACATTGGTGCCGACGGTGGCTCGGTATACTCCTGGCTCAAAATCCCACTCAGGGTGGATCGACCGCCTTAAACGGCCAGTCCTTACTTTCAGTACATCGCCACTGAGCTTTGTCATGACGAGCGTTGTCATCTTGAGCGCCAGGCGCATGATCTCCTTCTGCACTCCGCTCTGGATGTTCGGGATTGAATCCTTGAACTGTTTCCCGAGGCCGGCACCTTTCGTGATTTTAGCGGTGATCATCCTGGGAATAGCCTCCTGTGTCGCTGGAGCAGGGTTTTTACATGATCTGGCATGTCTTTTGTTATGAAGGATGTTGTCTCTCCTGCGATGCTCTTGCTCGACAGTCCTATGCGGTCTCTGCTTCGGTACCGATGCACTACCAGCTCGATGCATGCCTGCTTCACATCATCGGGGACGGTCTGCCCTGCGGAATAAACGACTTGGCAGTTCCGCTTTCCCCACCCAAACTGATAACCGAAAAGCAGGAGCCGGTCATCAAAAATCATGTATCCCCGATCCTGGATTGTCGCTGCCTGCGGTATTGATGCTCCGTCGACGTTAACGCTGGTTATCGCCTTCACTGGATAGTTTTTGAACAGGTGCTCTTGGCCTCCGTTGCCTCCGAAAAGGTCGGTATACGTGTCGGTATCAAACTTCCGGCTTAGCCAGGAAAGAATGAAGACGCTCTCGCCATCGATCAATGACTGAAAAAGCATATCGTCAGCGGTGTTTGCCTGGTTGCCCAGGTAGGCTTTGACGTCGTCTACAGATGCAAGAGCTGCCATTGTTATTTGGTCTCTGGTTCGGTTGCTGGGATGCCTTCAATCGTAGCCGCTTCCGGATCCGGAGCAGATGCCGGCACAATCTCTTGCACTGGTTCTGCTGCCGGTACCGGTGTGGCTGGCTCGTCTGGTTCCGGCGGAACGTTTTTGCCGATAGTCACGAATCCAAGTGAAAACATGGTGTCCTCATATTCTGCGGGGATCTCGATTACTCCGCGTTTGTTGGCTTCGTAATTCTGCCCGCCAAGGGAGACGCTTGTGGTTCCCTCCAGGCTTTTCATTTTCAGGGTGCTTGCCATAACTTTAAAAAGGTTTGCCCTGCCTCTCGACAGGGCACGTTTCTGAAAGATTAACCGTTTGCTATGTTGCTAATGACGCCCATCGAGAACGGTGCGTAATGCTGAAGCACTCCGTCGCAATAGACGCCGTACTGGTGTTTCCTGGTGATCAGCGGCCAATCAATCTGGTAGTAATCGGCTCGCAGCAATACCTGGCAGGTGTTGCTTACATTGCTCAATGGGTATGGTAAGGTGTCCGTAAAGAACAAGATCGTCCCTGCTGGCAGGTTCGGGTGTACTCTGATCGGCACTTCATCACCCGTTGTAGTGTTGAGCACTGCAGAAACTCTCCAGCCTGCGACGAGATCTGCATTGCCTCCTTTCTCAAGCTGACGAAGTAAAGGAGCGCCCGCATTCGCGACGATCTTCTTGCTGATATTCCTGCTTTCCTGGCTCGATACATAGATCACTGTTGGGCTTAGACGGTATACGTCATAGAAATACTGGAATGCAGCGTCAAGCTCGGCGATTCCGCCTGATCCGTTGGAGGTTAGCGTGGTTCCCGTTCCTGCTGTACCTGTGGCCAGTGCTGTGATGTAAGCGCCTGATCCGGATTTCACTGCCTGGTAGAGCAATCCGTCATAATCGAGCGATGAGGTCGAGTTGTCGGACACTGCCAGTGTGGAGGCAAGCTGTGCTGATCCGTTTGAGTTGGCGATAAACTTCGCAGAGTTAATCGTGGTGATCTGATTGAGTCTTTCGTTGCCTGCACCAATGCCGATGAACCATGCATATCCTACGGCGCCGGAGACTGGTGTCACGGTCGCTGTAATGGAAAGGTTCGGGCTGGAGGTCGCCTGTGTCGCTGCGGCAGACTGCTGAGCGGATCCGCCGCCGAAGGTGTCCGTCGTGCCGTCGATGTTTGTTCTGGTAATCTGTCCAGGAACAACAGCCGTTGCTGCGTTGAAAACCTGACCGACAGATCCGTTGTTGACGCCGACCGCATCCAGATAAGCCTGTACTCCAAGGGCTACGCAGATCACTCGGTAGGTAGACGCATCGGTCAAAGCGCCGCCGGTGACCGCTGCGAGTGACGGTGTTCCTGTCGTGCCGAGCCCTATCGAGTTGTTGCCGCCAAGGAGAACGCGTTCTTCCTGGATCATTAACCCTGTCATGGTTGACTGCACTGCCAGAGCCTTGATGTCCTCAAAGGATTTAGCAGCGTTCTCTGCCTCAAAAGTGGTATAGTTTTCCAGGCCCATCGATTTAAACGACGCATAGTAATCGTTTACCGTGTGGTTGATCGCTCCGCCTCTTTTTCCTTCAGCTACGCCACCCCTGACGTTACCTGCATTGATATTGGTAATCGCTTTCCAGTTCGCCTGCACAGTAAATCCGCCGTTGATGCGGGGGATCGAATTGCGGAGCGGTGTAAGTTTTGGATACAGCTTTTTTGATGGAGCTTCGAGGTTGTAGGCCTGGAGCCCCTGCGTTGCCGTTGCTGTCTGTGTGAAATACTTGGTTAATTCCTGATCTCCGGCTGCTTGCGCGATTTTCAGGAGTTCGAGTGTTTCTTTTGTTTCGCTCATGGGTTGTTGTGGTTTGGGTTAAGGTCAAATAGTTATTAGTGCCGGATTCCGCCCTTCATATGGCTGAGTTTTATCAGGGTGGCTGCTTCGTTGATGTTTCCATGTGCATCCTTGACAAATATTTCGTCATCGAGGCTGCTCTCTGTTCTGCCGTCCTGCTCCTTGGTAATCGTCACGCCCTTGTCGTTCAGGGATACTTTCGGAGCGACAGGTTCGGATTTGATCTTTTCGAGTTCCGCCTTCATGCTCTTGATGAAATCGACGATTAATTCGCCTTCTGGGCATCCTGCTTCGCCACAGGCCTTGTTGATTTTATCCAGGGCCTCCGTTTTGTGCGCATAGTCTTTCTGAATTGTGGCATGTTCGCTCTGCACCTTTTGTAATTCGAGGTATTCGGTAAGAGGCATGAGTCTGTTGAGGTCATTACCGTTGCCATCAAACTTTCCGGTGTCTGGAGTACACTGTGCGCCAAGAGAGACCGCGTGGTCATGGATCGCCTGAGCTTTCTCTTTGTTTTTTGCGCTGATCTCGGCACCTGCTTTGTGGATGTCGTCAGTAGTTGCGGCAAGCGTTATGGGTGTGGCCATTGCGTTGGCGGCTGTAACTGCAGCTGCATCTATATCTGGATCAGGCTCTTTGAGCTCTGAGATGATGAATGATTTAAGTCTATCTATAACAGCTTTAAGGTCGGCAATCTGGTCAGGGTTCTTCTCTGCCTCACCCACTTCATCACTGAAAAGCCACAGGATATCGCCTAAGGAGTTTAGCGCTTGTCGTGCATCCATGATACTCTCGCCTAAATATTTCTTGAGGTCTACCTTTTCGAGTTTGTCGATGTCCTCAAACTTCACCAAAGTGAATATTGCCTCTTGATTGGCTGGTCTGTCAACCAGTGAGATTTCAATCAGTTTTAAGCCGGTGACAGTGGATTTATTCAGCTCATCTCTACCGGTGACTTTCCCGCCAATGCTGAAGCCTTTGTACACGCCTGCGTTGACTTTCTTCACTGCTTCGGAATCGACAATGTGCGCCCCGAAATAAGTACGGCCATCTTCCTGGACTTCTGCTTCAATAGCGGTGCCTGCTGCTTTTGCCTGGTGCATTTCTCGGACAGCTCCGAATTTCATGTAATCAGGAATGGCGGCTTTCATGGCTTCCGCTGTCACGACCTCACCGTCTGAATCAACAGCTTCTGAGGATGCGATTCCCCATACTTTGATGGTGCCGTCATCCTGTGCTTCCGTTTTGCTAATTTCTCCGTAGAGTTTCATAAGTGCTTCTTGAATTTTAGTAGCCTC